CGACAAGCTGGCCCGAGAGTATCGACACCGGATACGCCACCCCAACCACTGGTATCTGCATCAATACTCGGAACTCTACGGCTGGGGACCAGGCCATTTCCTGGAGTGCTGGTGCTCTGACCGACCATTGTGAGGTCGGTGTAGAGCTCGACGCTACCGCCGCAGCGGCCGCTACTTCGCTGCCGTTCCCGCCGCGTCAACGCCGACACCAAGCCTGGCTGGTCCGATGAGCGCCATCTTCCGCCGTGCCGGGCCACGTCTCAGAATCAACAAGCCTGCCACCCGTCGCTGGATTGGCACGCTCACAGCGGCTGGCGGAACCACGGTCACCGTTACCGCTGGGTCTATCACCTGGTCCGGTCAGTCCGTTGCGCTCACATTCACATTTGTGGTCACCGCCGCCTCCGTCACATGGACGGGACAGGCGGTCACTCCGACTCTTACGATTCCGGTTACCACCGGGTCAGTCACATGGGCCGGCCGAACTGTAGCCGCGAATCAGACGGTCCCCATCACAGCAGGATCTGTGACGTGGGCTGGTCAGACGGTAACCGTAACAATCGCCACGGTAGTCCCCGTCGTTGCGGGATCGGTTACCTGGTCTGGGCAATCGGTAACAGCGAATCGAACAGTCTCGATAACGGCTGGTTCGGTTCTGTGGTCCGGTCAAACCGTCAACATAGCCATAGCCACTGTCATCCCAGTTTCCGCAGGGGCGGTCACATGGTCTGGGCAGTCGGTCGCCGCGAACCAAACCATCCCGGTCATCGCCGGCGCGGTTGTTTGGGCTGGACGGACAGTCACTGTAACCGTAGTGTTCGTCGTCCCGGTTACGGCTGGTGCGGTGGCATGGGCCGGGCAGACAGTCACCGTTATTGCCCCGCCGCAAGTTTTCGTTTTCATCGACGACGGCGACTCGGCAGTAGCGGGCATGAATGGAGATTCCGCCTCCTCCGGCATGGATAGCGATTTCGCTATGTCCGGTCTGCAAGGCGACTCGGCAATGGTAGGCGTGGGGGCCGATTCCGGCGTGACCGATTTCGGAAGTTAGCCCATGAATGAAGAAGCTATTGCTCGTCTTGCTACTACTCGCTGCATGTACCCCAGCCCTAGCACAACCGACAGCCAAACCGACTTGCGGGGTGGGCCATCTTCCTCCTTGCCCCACCCCTAGCCCCCCTCCCTCACCAAGCCCCAGTCCTTCTCCATCTCTCTCCCCGAGTCCGTCACCTTCGCCTAGCCCAAGCCCGTCACCAAGCCCAAGCCCGACTAGCTGTGTGGGTGTCCAAGTCCCGTTCGATGCCACGGTCGGCTATCTGAACACAGTCATTCCCGGCAACGGTGCCCAAACCTACTGCCTTGCGGCCGGCCAATACGAGATGGGTACGGCCTCGCTGAACTTCGACTCAGGCGATGTCATCATTGGGCGGCTGGTTACGTTCGGCCCACTGGGCGAAGTGGCTGCGCCAACGCTTATCCACGGCACGGGCGGTGCCGTCATCAAGGCGCAGTCTGGCGATGTGATGCTGACCGTCGATTCGATTGATGTCTGCTGCGCGAGCGGAGCGGGTAACGCTAACGGCAATGGGATCAGCGGCAACTACGAGATCCTTCGCAACCTCACGGTGCGGAACTCGCGCATCCACGGCAATGCCTCAACTGGCATCACGGGAGTAGCCGAAGGGCTGGTCGTCGAGAACTCCGAGATCGACCACAACGGCTCAGGCAGCGACAGCGTGGATGCAGGTATCAAGACCGTCCACTACGCCGAGATTCGTAACACTTACTTCCACGACAACCTCAGACGGGGCATGTGGTGGGATTGTGATGTGCCCGGTGGGATCATTGAGAACTCTCGTCTCACAGGCCAGACCGGGGCCGCTATCCATGTTGAGATCAGTTCGGGGGATGGCACTTCCCCAAGGCCACTTCCCCCCGGTGCTTCCTATGGGTTTGTAATTCGCGGGAACACGGTGGACACCAACAACACGAATAACCAGGGTGGGAACGCTGGCATATTGGTCGTCTCATCTAGGAACGTGATGATCGACGGCAACACAGCGACCCACAATGGCTTAGCAGAGATCAAGATACTCAACGACTCTCGGCAGAACAATGGCCACAATGGGTGTTCCTCGGGCTTCCCAGCTAGCAATGTGACGATTCAGAACAACCAATACGGGCCGCTCAATATTGAGGGCTGCACTCTCGCTGGGGTCACCTGCCTGAACAATACGAAGATCCTGTAGGACGTGACCAGCACCGGAAGCTAGCCCCGTGGCAGTCCAACGTGTACTCCGCAATACCCAGGCAACGCTTGAGGTCACCTTCTATTCGGCCGGCGTAGCCACCGATGCCGATGGCGCTGTCACCGTAGACATCACTAGGGCAGATGGCACTGCATTCGCTACCGGTGCTGCTACCACCCATGGGACCACCGGCCAGTACAAGTACACGCTGGCCCCCCAGACCAACCTCGAATACTTCACGCTCGTCTGGAACGGCACCTTCGGCGGTGTGGCTCAGAAGATCACCACCCACACGGAGATCGTCGGAGCTTTCTACGCGCCAGTAAACGACATCACAGCCATGAAGGGCCTCTCGGGATTCTCTGTCGCAGCACTTGAGGAAGCCCGCCACTGGTTCGAGGACCTGGCCGAGAGCTTCTGCGCTCGTGCCTTCGTCCCCCGCTTCGCCATCGACAAGCTGGACGGAGATGATACCGACACCATTCTGCTGGACCGCATTGAGCCCCGCATCATCCTGTCGGCCAAGATCGGCGGGGTAGCCCAGACCGGGACAGCTACATGGGCTTTGTACGACACAGGCCGTGTAGTACGAGACACGGGTACTTTTGCCGAGGGCAGTCGGAATGTCGTAATCACTTACGAATACGGGGCGGATGAGCCAGACTCCGAACTCCGCGGAGCGGCACTCCGCGCTATCCAGTACAGACTCCTAGGCGACAACCTGGGCCTCCCGGCCGAGGCCATCTCCGCGTCTGTAGATGTGCGAGCTCCGCTCACCCTCGCCAATCAAAATCTTGGGCTGACGCGCCCCACTGGAATCCCTGAAATCGACTTCGTATTGACCAACCGAAGCATGGCGGTGTGGGTGGGATGAGCCTGCTTGTGCGCGGCATACCCGCCACCAAAGCCGCCCTAGCCAGAGTGAAGGCTGAGATCGAGGCTGCATCACCTGCCGCAACCAGAGCCGGCGGGGAGATTGTGGCTAGGGCCATGATTTCCCGAGCACCTCGAGACACTGGACGGCTGGCCTCGAGCATCCGCGTGGTGGAGACAAGCTCCTTCGGAGACGGTGCCACTTCCAAGGTGGGCTCCGACGTTCCCTATGCCCGCTTCGTGGAGTTCGGCACCACATTCATGGCTGCCCAGCCATTTGAGGAAGAGGCGGGGAACGAATCCACGACTGCACTCGTGACCGCCATGGCATCAATCTACCGTGCGGCAATCCACTAGGAGGAATGAATGGCCACACTGACAGCACAGGATGTAAGCGGGACCTCTTCCGTTACACCGACATATACCGCCGCCGATGTGGCCGGTGATCAGGTCGCGAACGACGGGAAGATCCTGCTGCATTTCAAGAACACGAATGCGGCAGCCCGAAACGTCACCATCGACTCGGTGACAGCCTGCAATCAGGGGGCGGACCATAACATCACGGTCAATGTTCCCGCCACAACCGGGGACAAGATGGTGGGGCCATTCGATACGGCCCGCTTCTCCAATGCGACCGGATTTCTCACTTGGACATACGACGCGGTCACCAACCTGACCGTCGCGGTGCTGTCGGTTTAGGGGGGGTGAACTAGTGACCAAGGTAGCAGGCTATACAGGCTTTTTGAAGCGGAATACGACAGGGTCAACGTATGTCACCGTGGGGCAGATCATGTCTCTTAGTGCCGTGGGTTCCACGCGGAACCTGATCGACGTGTCTGCCCACGGAGATTCCTGGTCCGATTTCTTGCCGGGGCGTCAGGAGGGCAGTGAGGTAACGCTCACGATCGCCTTCGATCCGGCCGATTCACAGCACACCGCAATGAAGACCGACTACGACGCCACCGTCCCCGTGGCCAAGAACTACGAGCTTCAGCATCCGGCCTTCGCCACACGAGCTCTGCGGTTCCCGGCATTCACCACCCAGTACGAGGAAGAGGCGACAGACGACGGCGCATATGAGGCCCACGTAACCTTCAAGATTGTGAGCCCAGGTGTCAGCGTGGTGACTCCTTCGTAATGGCCCTCACACGGGAACAGATCCTCGCATCTCGTAGGGACCGCAAGCCAGTGCCCCTCGAGGTACCAGAGTGGGGCGGGGAAGTCTATGTGCGAGTGCTCTCTGCCAAGGATCAGGCGGAACTTTCCGACGGAGTGAAGCCGGCGGATATACCCATTCGGGTATTAGTGCATTGCCTCGTTGACGAAGGTGGCAATCAGATCCTCCAAGAGGAGGATGCCGAAGCACTGGCGGGGGAAGACTTCCCCATCATCATGCGGGTGTTCGCCTTCGCTGCCAAGCTCAATGGCCTTTCCACCAAGGAGCTGGAGGAGGCGATGGAGTCTTTCGCTCCAGCCCCGGACGAGTACAGGTCCACCGACTAGCACTTGCCACGGGGCACACCGCTGAGTGGATTGGGGAGAATGTGTCCTCGGGCGAGCTAACTGAGTGGATGGCTTACGAGCGCATCTATGGCCCCATCCTCGTCCATGACCGCATTGACGTTGGCTTCGCCCAATTGCAATGGCTGATGGTTCGTCTATGGACCAAGGCCAAGCGGAAGCTAACTATCCGCGACTTCATGCCCCGCTGGTATCAGGAACTCACTCAGCAGGTTGACCGCAAGCCCGAGGCTGTGCGGCAGGGATTCGAGGCATTGATGAGGATGGCCGAGAAGGGCGAAGACTGATGCCCACCATCTCGACCTTGACGGTAGACGTTCAAACTCGGACCAATAAGTTCTCTGCGGGTCTTCGGACGATGGCTACCGGCCTAGCTGTCCTGGCCGGGGGTGCAGCCTTTGCCTTCAAGCAGTTCGAGGATTCCGAGAATGTCCTGCAACAGACGGACGCGGTACTCAAATCAACCGGGAATTCCGCCCACGTTACGGCTAGCCACGTCGCGGAGCTTGCCGATGCCCTCTCCAAGAAGGCCGGCGTGGACGACGAAGCGATCCAGGCCGGCGAAAACATGCTGCTTACCTTCAAGAACATCCGCAACGAAGTGGGCAAGGGCAACGACATCTTCGACCAGGCGTCGAAGACAACACTTGACCTGGCGGCTGGAATGGCTGCCGCCTCTGGTGGAGAAGTGGATCTGAAGGCCGCATCTATCCAGTTGGGCAAGGCCCTGAATGATCCAGTCGCCGGTATGACAGCCCTAACACGGGTGGGCGTCCAGTTCACCGAAGAGCAGCAGAAGCAGATTGCCCAGTTCGTCAAACACAACAACCTACTCGGTGCCCAGAAGCTAATCCTGGGCGAGGTCACTTCGCAGTTCGCCGGCTCTGCCGAAGCCCAGAAGACGGCCTCCGGCTCCATGCGTGTTGCCTTCGAGAACCTTGCGGAATCTATCGGTGGGGTGCTGGCCCCAGTCATTCAGAAACTGGTCGGATGGCTAACCACACTGGCTGATTGGTTCACTAGCCTGCCCAAAGGGATGCAGACGTTCATCACTTCTGCTGTTGCTGTGGCTGCCGTAACCATCCTTGCTGTCAAGGCATTCGGGCTGGCACACACGGCCATCAGTGCACTCTCGGCCATCCTGTCAGTGAATCCTTACGTGCTAATCATCGCGGCCACTATCGCCATCGCCATCCTTATCGTTAAGAACTGGGACACCATCAAGGCATTCCTAATCAAGGTGTGGGACGCCATTGTGGACGCTGCCAAGTTCTTCTGGGATCACATCGCCATCTTCATCATTGGTCCTATGAAATTAGTTATCGACTTTCTCATTGACCACTGGCGAGGATTCAAGGATGTGTTCCTGGCCATCTGGGATGCCATTCGTGAAGGTGTGGGCCGAATCGTTGGGCCGGTCATTGCCATCATCAAGACCATTGTCTCCGCGATTCAGGGTCTCATCGGGTGGATTCAGAACGCTATCGAGTGGTTGGGGAAGCTAGAAATCGGCAGCTCGAAAGTAAGCCTGGCACCTGGCGGCCCACGAAGGGCTGGTGGTCTTGATACCGCCCAACACGGCGGCGAAGTCCTTAGCACCGGCCTGGCCTTGGTGCACAAGGGTGAGGTCTTCAGTGGGGTGAACAACGAAATGGGCTTTGGTGGTGGCCTGACCGTAATTATCAACGGTGACGTAACCGGTGAGGAAGTAGTCCGCAAGGTCCGTGATGGCCTACTTAAGTTGAAGGCCAGGAACGCTACTACGGGACTATGAGTATTCCAACGCTAACTGTCGAGATGGATCTGAATGGGTTCATCAGTGGCGCACAGCTCGATGACGACGCCACGGGCCAGCTTGATTCCGCCATCCTAGGCCCAACCGCACCGACCTTCTCCCAAGACATCACGGCTTACTTTCGGGAAGCATCGACGCATCGAGGGGCTGCGCGTGAACTAGAGCGCATCGAGGCCGGCACGGCGACAGTCACACTGGATGGGCGGGATGGCCGGTTCACGCCGTTCAACCCGGATTCTCCCTACTACCCCAACATCCTGCCCATGCGACGGATGCGCATCATGGCCACGCCCGAGGGCGCTGGCGCTGGATGGGGTGACTAATGGGAAGCTTCGTCAATGGCGTCTACATCCCGGCCAACGGCGAGACGGGCTGGGGTACGAACGTTGCGAACAACCAGCGTCGGCTAGCTGATATCCACGTCAATGTAAAGGCCAAGGGAGCCCTCGGGGATGGCTCGACGGATGACACAGCGGCCATCCAGTCGGCTATCGATGAGGTGACCACCGCTGGCGGGGGAACCGTGTTCTTCCCGCCCACATCGTCCTACTACAAGGTTGTCGAGCAATCAGGAAAGACTCGTGCCCTGAAGATTGCGGCCAGCGGAGTCCGCCTCTTGGGGATGGGCTACGGCTCCCGCATCCACAATGCCTCCGCAGACTCCTCGTGCGTCCTCGTGGGCGATGACCACTCTGGAGATACGGCAACATATACGGGCGTCACAATCGAGAACCTGCGCTTTACTCAGACGCTACCGCACACCGTGGACGGAGCGGGTGCGGTGTATATACGAAGTGTCTACGGGGCACGAGTCCTCAACTGTGACTTCGATAGCGTGGCCGAAGCCATTCATGTTGTCCGCCGCAACACCGCAGACGCCCGCCCGGAAGCGTGCATCGTGGCGGGGAACCGGGTCAACTCTGGCAGCAATGCCCGCATGGGCATCGAGATCTATGCCGCCAAGGGTTGCCAGATCCTAGGTAACACCATCACCAGCTCGAACACCACCGGACTAGGTATCCGTGCTGCCGGTGGCCTGGACAACCTGTTCGCCAACAACTTCATCCGTGGAACCAACTCGGGCTTCAGCCTGCAGAGCAGCACTGGCCCTGCTGATGTCAACGTTCGGGCTGCAGTCATCAACAACCGCGTGGTCGGCGTACTTGGCACTAGTGCCACGGCCATCATCGCGTTCGGGGGAATTGATGACGCCCTCATCCAGGGCAACTACCTGGATGGCTTCGTCTATGGCGTGTGGCTGAAATCGGACGCGGCCGGAGGAACCGATAGAGCGACCGTCCGAGGCAATAGGCTCCGCACCTCGGCATCCACGACTCACGCCATTTTTGCCGACCCACCTGCTACCGGTAACAACACCGATGTGCGTGTGGAGGGCAACCACATCGACGCGCTGGCTGGAGGCAACGGCATCTACCTGGATACCGTCGATGGCCGAAGCTACATCTTGGACAACACGATCATTGTCGCTTCCGGTGGGAACGCTATCGGGGCACCCAACACTCCTTCAGGGAGTGAGGTCTATGCCTTGGGGAACGAGATCACCGGTGTCGATGTCCTCCTCGCCAACGACCTGGCGGGCTCTGGGGCAGGGAAGTTCGTCCACTGGGACCACAGCGGGAACACCGCGAACACGTTGGTACAGACCAACGGCAATGACCTGATAGAGAGCATCTTCTCGCCGGCCCAGATCACGGCCAACCAGAACGACTACGACCCGTTGTTCGGTTCGGGTCGGCAGTCGAGCATCTGGCGTATCAACTCAGACGCGGCTCGCAACATCACCGGAATAGCTGGCGGGTGGTCCGGGCGACGCCTCACGCTCATCAACACGGGTGGGTTCATTATCACCCTGACGAACGACGACGCCCTGTCTGCAGCCGGCAATCGGATCTATACCGGTACCGGGGCCGGCGTAGGCATACCGGCTACCGGTGCAGCGGGTGTATTTGGAAAGGCCCACCTCATCTACGACGACACCACGGCCAGGTGGCGGGTTGTCTGATGGCCTGGGGTGGAGATGCCTGGGGTGGGGGAGCCACTGAGTATCCGGTCTTCACTGGCTTCGTTGAAGCCTGGCCCATCGTCTTCCCCGGCGACAAGGACATGGAGGTATCCGTTCCCCTTGTAGACGGGATGAAGGTCCTTTCCCTAGTGAATGTCTCGGGAAGCTTCATCCAACAGGGGAGCGGCGCACGGGTGGCAGCCATTCTCGATGCGGTGAACTGGTCGGCAACAGATAGGGATTTGGATGTCGGTACCGCGACGGTGCCGGCGATCACACTGGACAAGGTTTCGGCGCTTCAGCATCTACAGGATGTTGCCCATGCCGAAGCTGGCCGTTTCTTCATCGGCAAGGATGGCAAGGCGGTGTTTCGGCAGGACGTGGAAACGAACCCCGATACCTCTACCCGGACATGGGCTGACGATGGAACCGGGATGAGCTACCGGGACATCGCGCCAGTCATGAGTGATGACTTGATCCTGAACGACGTGCATCTCACCCGTACTGGTGGTGCCGAACAGGTTGCGGCTGACGGGGTATCTCAGAATGAGTTTGGCATCCGTTCAAGTTCGGAGACGGACATCCAGCTCGCTTCAGATGCCGCAGTCCTAGCTCGAGCCCAACTCCAGGTTCAACGGTACGCCCAGCCCGTGGTGCGCCTCGAGAGCCTAGTTGATAACGCGATGCAGCATGGCCTATGGGGTCGGGTGCTTGTACGAGACATCAACGACATCGTATTGGTCAAGGAATCCCGCACGGAGACATCCCAGGTGTCGTCGGTCGAGGGCATCAATCACGACATCGGTCGTGACGGCTCATGGACCGTAACGCTTGCAGTGGCACCCAGCACACTGGTTATCGCGGGCATCTTGGATAGCCCGACATACGGCCTGCTGGATACGACAGCGATTCTCAGGTAGGAGAGTAAATGCCCTGGACGAGCCCGAAGACATGGAGCAGCGGCGAGACGCTGACAGCGGCAAACTTCAACACCTATATCCGGGACAACCTGAACTACGTCAATACTCAGCACAAGTACAAAGCGGGAGACACGAGCAGCACATCCACGACGCTGGCGAATGACCCGGACCTTGTATTCGCAGTCGCAGCGAGCGAGGTATGGCTGGTACAGGCTTTCCTCCTGATCGACTCGAACGCTACCGCCGGATACAAATGCACATGGACCGTTCCAGCGGGAGCGTCGATGAAGTGGGCGGCCCCGATGGACCGGTCCGGGGCGGGCATTAAGTGGGCGGGTGATACGGGCGCTTCATCCGAGGCCCTGCTGGATGCCACCGCAACCCAGACATATGCCTCGCCGTCAGCCGGGTCTATCTGGGGTGTGCCGATAAACGGCATCGTCACCGTAAGCACTACTGCGGGTAATGTGCAGTTTCAGTTTGCACAGGGAGTTGCAAGCGGTACCACTATCACCAAGGCCGGCTCACTCCTCATCGCACATCGCGTTAGTACGTAAGTGGCTGAGGTCTACTGGCGGTGGGACCCATCCAATAACCGCGAGGTGCGCGTCGTGAAGGTGCTCAGTGTGGTGGACCCGAAGCAGTGGAGATGGAGTCCTGCAACATGGCGCAGGGCGGTACGCTGGGCCTGCGACCAGTGGGCGAAGAGCGGTGTAGTGGCATTCACTACCAGCTTCGAACCCGACATACCCTACATCTATCCGGCTGAGACTGGCGTGCTCCAGATATCGGTGCAAGACCCAGCTGAGATTACCCCTGGGGAGAATTGGAACGGCTACATGAATCCCCATGTGTACCCCGGTCAGTTGGTGCATTCAGCAGATGTATGGGTTAGCAAGGACTGTCCGCTGAGCCATGTGCAGTACACCCTCGCCCACGAATTCGGACACATCCTCGGACTGGATCATCGGCCCTACCCAGATAAGACCTGCATGAGATCGCCGGCCATCAAGACGGGCCCAGACGAGCTTGACCTATCCGGTGTGAGAGAGGCGTATCTGGCATGAGCGTAACCATCAGCGAGGGATGGGTTAGCGGGACACTCCCCGGTCCCGGAGGCAAGGAGTACCCCGTTAGGCACTTCGCCCAAAGCCCTTACTACTCGCTGGCCCAGGTCAAGCCGAACCTCGTTCTCCACACCACCGAAACAGATAGCTACATCGAACATCTCGAGTACCCATCCCAGTGGCAGGTGGGCAAGGGCATCATCGGTCAGCACCGGCCGCTATGGGCCAAGGGCGAGGCGCTGAAGGGCGATACGACCAACGACCCCTACGCCATGCAGATCGAGATCGTAGGGCGGTCACAGCTCGACTTGTGGCTGCCCAAGCCCGGGTCACTCGGCCCGCTCGTCGCACTGATGGCTTGGTTCCAACAGCGGGGCTTGGTGAAATCGGCGGTGACACGGCCCACCAACTGGGCTGACAAGCTGGATCGGGGACCGCAGGCAACGAGCACCTACTACCGGCGACAAGCTAACTTGTGGCCTAGTACTGCCGGCGTGTACGGCCACGTGGATATTCCCGACAACGACCACTGGGACCCCGGCTCCCTTGAGTATGCGCAGCTATTCCGAATGGTGCTCGACGTGACTGGTGACTCAGGCTCCGATGAAATGGCATTCGCTGAATTCGCAGACGGACAGGACGCATTCTTGGCTGGCAAAGAGATCAACCCAGACTGGTCGGCTGATAAGAAGCG